CCAGCATCGAGGTGATGTCAATCAATGAGTCATGGAAGCGAGTTAAGAACATCGATTTATGGACCAGTCTTAAGAACCTACTATCTAGAAGTGCTGAGATAAACGATGACATTAAAAAAATAAAGAAATGACATACACTAGAGAACAAATTGAGAAAGCTGTAAAGGCTAAAGGATATGTATACTTTGCAGGTCCTAAAGACTATGATGTGAATATTGTAGGAGTAAGAAACTCAGCACCAGGTCAAAAGGTTACAAATATCTTTGATGATAAGATGACCCTATCTTATAGAATAGATGGTAAATGGTTTTATCATGAATGGGACAACACAACTGAGCCTGGCAAGAAGGGAGTTATTCAATTCCATAATTCTAAAGGTGTTGCGAGATTAGTTCCAGGACAATATAGAGGAGCTTATGCTGTATCTATGCATAGGGGTAAATATCAGGCAGTATGTCAAAGATTAGGAGATGTGACTGTATGGAGAGATGGTAATAAAGACATGACATTTGATGAGACAAAGACTGATACTGGAATGTTTGGAATTAACATACACAAGGCAGGAACTGTTTCAAACTTTGTAGAAAACTGGTCAGAAGGATGTTTGGTTTTTAAAAAAGTTAAAGATTTTAATGAGTTTATGGTAATAGCTAATAAAGCAAAAGCAATACACGGCAATCATTTTACATTAACATTGATTGAATCAAATGACATTTAAAAAAAATATGTAAATTTGTAATAATGAAAAAGCAATTAGAGTCCAGCAAAAGAATAGTTCGATTTATCAGTCGTCCTGGCGTTCATGCTAAGAGCAAGACATCACAATTAAAGACATCAAAGAATTATAAAAAAAAATATAAAGGACAAGGGAAATGAAAATAAATAGCTATAACAATTCAACGCCAACAACAAGTACTACATTAATTGGGTCAGACAGTACGGGAGAGACATTTAATTTTACTGTTCAATCAGTCTTTGACTTAATATACAGTGGTGTATTAAATGTTAATGCTTCTGTTGTTGCAACAAATGCACTAACATCTGCCACAATTACTAGCACAAACACATACTTTACTGGTACGACTGGAGCTAGTTTTGCAATAACTTTTCCATCTGCAAATTCCAACTTAAATGGTATAAAGTACACAGTAATGTCCACGGTAGAAAGACTTGTAACAACATTTATATCTAGTGGTGCTACATTTGTTGGTGCACCTACTTCATTGAGTCCATCAGGTGTTGCTACTCCAATATGTTTTCAGTACAATCATTCTGACCTTAAGTGGTATAGATCATTATAATTAGTATATTTGCATAATAAATTTAATAAAATGAAAAAAATAAAAAAAGAGGAGCTCTCTAAGTTAGTTGAGCTTAACACAAACTTTCGGGAATTAAAGTTCCAATTGGCAGACATTGAGGTTACCTTCAATAGACTTAAAAGCCAAAAAATCGCTACACTTTCAAATCTTGAAACAGCAGCCTTTGATCTATCGTCTTATCAGGATGAGATAATTAAGGAGTATGGAGACATTAAAGTAAATCTACAGACAGGTGAATATAATTAGAAAAGTGTCTATTGGCCCTGACTACATGAAGTGCATGCACTATATGTTAGGGCAAGAAGTTCTTGATAGAACTTGGGTAATAGATTCCATACTAAAGGATGACTCTGGATCAATATCTATATGGATAATTAAATCTGGAGAAATAATTAAGTGGAAAACTTTTTCTAGTAACGTTCCAACATCAATAGAGTTTAAAATAGATTTTTAATGAAGTCACCATACTGTTTTATCATCAAGCCAGTTGATGGAAAGCGGTACGATAATATAAGAACTTACGGAGGTAAGCCATTTGTCATAAGCTCATCACAGGAGGACCACAAATCTACAAACAGGTTTGCTGAGGTAATATGCACACCAATGTACTACACTGGACCAATAATGCCAGGGGACATAGTGGTTGTTCATCACAACACATTTAAGTTTTACTACGACATGAAGGGTAGGCAAAAGAGTAGTTGGAACTACTTATTTGACGACTTCTTTATTGTTCAGGACGATCAACTGTACCTTTACAAGTCAGGTGAATCTGATTGGATGGCACCGTCACCATTTTGTTTTGTGAAGCCAATCCCATCAGAAGATAAGGTGTTCTCATCTTTGGGTAGTCTTGAGGAATTATGGGGTGAACTAATCTTTACCAATAATGAATTAGAGGGCGTATCGGTTGGAGATGTAGTTTCATTTACTCCAGACAGCGAGTATGAGTTTAAGATAAACGGTGATTTAGTTTACAGAATGTACAACAGGAACATATGTCTAAAAAAATAGAGATACTTGAGGCTGGTAAGAAGGCTATTGACGAGCTTATTAAGGTTCTGATGGAGCCAATTATTACTCATGCTGAGGATGACCTTACTGCTGATAAATTAAAAAATGCAGCATCTGCTAAAAAATTAGCCTTTGACGATGCACTATCTATGCTACATAAGATTGAGGAGGAGGAGAACAAAGATAAAAATGTAGACATCGTTAAGATTGATCATGGAAGGCAAGGATTTGCCGAAGGAAGAGCTAAGAATGGAAAATAACTTATACAGGGTTGTTTTAGATCAAGTTCCTAAAAGTGTTGTAACTACAAGGAACAAAAAAAAAGCATGGTCTTACGGATACAGCAGTGACTATGACTTTTTTTTAATATCTAAGGACGGTACTATAGGTGATATATATGAAATAGGGGGTCTAAAGGTTGCACTCCCAAGTACCCCAACCAAGGTAGACAACTTTAATAATGTTTGGACTCCAAAAGAATACCCTGAAGAACTACAAAAAATAAAAACTATTTTTGATTGGAATAGGAGGGACAATATTTTTAAGTCACGGTATATAGACTTAGTCGAGGGCGAGTTTGACAAGAGGGAGTATGGTTATTGGTTTATGAATAATAACACCCCTACCTACGTGACTGGTAGTCATTACATGTACTTACAGTGGACAAAGATAGACGTTGGACTTCCTGATTTTCGTGAGTCAAACAGGATATTTTATATTTTCTGGGAGGCTTGCAAGGCTGATGCTAGATCTTTTGGTATGTGCTACCTAAAAAATAGACGTTCTGGATTTTCTTTTATGAGCTCGTCTGAGTCTTGTAGCACTGGTACTATAGTGCGTGACTCTAGAATTGGTATACTATCTAAGACAGGTTCTGACGCAAAAAAAATGTTTACCGATAAGGTTGTTCCGATAATACGTAACTACCCATTCTTTTTCAAGCCAATACAAGACGGTATGGACAATCCAAAGACTGAGCTTGCATTTAGAGTTCCAGCCTCAAAGATTACAAGAAGGAACATGGACGATGAAAAGACTGAAGAGATTGATGGTCTTGATACTACAATTGACTGGAAGAATACTGCTGACAATAGTTATGACGGTGAAAAATTACTCTTGCTAGTTCATGACGAATGTTATGCTCCTGATACATTAATACTTACTGAAGATTGGAAATTTAAAGAAATAAAAGACATTAATATTGGAGATAAAGTAATTGTCGAAGGCGGATTTGTAAAGACTATAAAAGCAAAGACTAATGGAGTAAGTGATACTTATTTAATAAAACAACCTTATGGGAATGATTATGTTGTAACTGAAAATCATAGATTAGTATTAAATGATTACAATAAAGGAGAAGTAATATTAACTGCAAAAGAATATTTTAATTCATCTAAATACAGAAAGAAACATATTACAAGAATTGTATCTAATGGTATTGAATCAAAAGATATATTTAATGGGATACCTCCATATTTATTAGGATTATGGTTAGGAGATGGTAGAAAACACTCGTTTACAATATTAGTGAATAAAGATGAAGAACCTGAATTATTGCATTATTTAGGTAGGATTTCTGAAATAAAAAATATACCTTTTGAATTAAAAAAATCTACTTCTGATAAAATAGTTGAATTTGCATTCAAAGGTATTAATCAATCCTTGAGAGATATAGGGGTATATAATAATAAGCATATACCTGAACAATACATTAAATCTTCAATAGATACAAGGCTTCAATTACTTGCAGGACTTATAGATTCTGATGGCCATTCTGATAAAAAGAAAGGGGTTATAGAGATTGGAATGAGTAAAAAACATATAGTTGACTCTATTAGGTTTATTGCTTTATCATGTGGTCTATCTTGCTCTAATATAATGCATAAAAAAAGCAATTACAATACTGATGTGTATAGAATATTTATATCAGGTGATCTTGCTAAAATACCAATGATTACTAAAAAGAAATCTTTTGA